TTATAGTGTATTTAATATGTCCTTGTTGCGCTCACGCATGGTTTCTGTGACATGGGCGTATATATCAAGAGTGGTTGCTACATTTTTATGTCCCAGACGCTCTTGTACATATTTAACATCAGCTCCTTTGGCAAGTAAATTAGAAGCGTGTGTATGCCTGAGAGAATGGAAATCAAGCTCAGTGAAGCCAAGTTTGTGATGAATAACATTAAAACAGTGCATCATGGTTCTTGGCTGAATCCATGAGCCATCATCTCTTACAAGCACCATATGCATTGATTCGCCAGCCGGCTCATAAGTAAGTCTCTTAGAGTCATCTTCAAGTGTCTCACAGTAGATATAATTGTAATATTCATTATAGTACTGTTCACATTCCTTTTCATGTTCGTACATCCTTTTAAGTTCTGAAAGCGTTGTATCATCAAGTTCTATGGTACGAAATGAATCATATTTAGGGTTTTCCAGATACCATTTATCATCATGATTCTGTACCTGTCTGTTAATGCTTAATATTCCATTATCAAAGTCTATATCATCCCACATAAGACCAAATATCTCACCCAGACGCATGCCGCACCTATAAGCGAGAAGAAGTGGCATATGATATATATGTCCTTGTGCAAATGTTTTAAAGACAGTATCAAGCTGCTCATTAGTCCATACGACTCTTACTTTCTTTTTGGTTTTAACCTCTGCCTTTGCTCTTGGAAGCGGAAGAGAAATAGTTGCAGACGGGTCATCATTAATAAATCTTGCAGTAGTCTTTGCGTAGGCAAATGACTTGGTAAGAATGCCCTTAACATTGCCGAGAGAGTTTCGCGACATTCCGGTATTAAAAAGATTATTTATAAGCTCCTGGAGAAGACTTGGTTCTATGTCTTTAAGATAATATGAACCAATAGCCGGCTTTATATATAAATCAATTTTCTTTTTGTAAGTTGATGCCGTATTAGCTTTAAGATTGACCTTGCAATAATTATCAATCCAGTAATCCATGTAATCAGATACAGAGATATTAGATGGAGTGAAGCTCTTGCCAGTCTGTTTATATTGTGTGTATGCGACCATACCGGCTTCATATGCCTCAGATTGGTTCTTAAATCCGCTCTTGGTAATCCACTTCCTTTTGCTATCTACAGGGGCAGATTCGAAACGATAGGCCCATAGATTGCCACGCTTATATGTAAGAACCTTAGATATTTTCTTTTTCATATTAATCATTCCTTTCTGTTTTTGGGAAGTTGCACCAGTGCAACAGTAAAAATGGGTATAAAAAATACACCTACTTGAAAAAGTGGTGCTGTAAATGATATAATATGGCTTGTCTAGGGCGGTATTATATCATAGGCACTGCTTATGTAAGTATCGTGGTAAAAGCTCTTGTGTTGGTAGCACAGGGGCTTTTATTTATTATAAAACCATCTCAGTAATAATACCGTTATGGTATAAAAAAGACTCTGGACCCGAAGGACACCAGAGTACGTTCAAGATTAGTTTACTTGTATTGTAATCAAGTGTCAATGTAGGCTATAAAGCTATAAAGTAAAATGAAAAAATCTATTTATCCTAATAGCTCCGGAATAAAATGCTATTAGATACATATGTTTGCAAGGAAGCTTATCTTTTACAAAGCTAGAGCAGGTACAATGTCTTAAATCTGCTTCGCATTTCTTAAAGCGACCTGTAGCTAACTTTTTATCTATATAGAAACTCCCAGCGTAAGTCATAGCTGCATCCTGTTTTTTTATCTGATCTGGCAGAGCATGTATTTCATTGCTGAAATCTGGCCAGCTAAGTATTTCACATCTTCCATATGTCAATGTTATATCCTCTCTTTACATATTATAACGAATCTGCAACATCTACTGTTAAAGTTATTATGCAACTTTTGTCAAAGCCTCCATTTTTAATAATTTCTGCTGGAAGTCTTGGATATTTGTTGCCTTTAATAGAAAATTTTTTATTATTGTATTTAGAACATACAGGACAAGTCTTGTTAGTTGATAGAAATACAGTATCACATTTCCATCGTCTAGCTTTTTTTAATTCTTCATTTATTCTTAATAAGTTAGAAATTCGTTTGTCTGCAAATTCAGGATGGCGTTTGCATATATTTTTAAATTCTAATTCAGCCACATCGTTTTCATTATTTTGTTGCAAGAATTTAATCAAACGCAAATAATCCTTTTCCAATAAAGGCGGTTTATCATATGCATCAGATAATTCGTTAGAACGGCGTAAACATGCAATGGCTAAGTCCATTTGCTTATTTTTCTTAAATGCTGTAGCCATTCGCTGAAGTGCGTAATATGATGGGTTACCATCAATAGTATCATTAATGCATACTTTGATGATAGCATCATATGTAGTTATTGAAGCACTGTTAAGATGCCTTTTAAATAATGCCATAATTTTTCTCCATTAATTCTGGTGTGCAAAGATTTCAACAAAATCAACATCTTTGCACTGTCTGTCATAATCTCCATTTTCAATGTGTGTTAATTCGTGATGATATGATTTAAGATGTTGTTCTCGGTTTAGCCGAGAATTAAGCACGATTGTAAAAGAATCATCATTATTATTAACAGTGTATGCCTTTATTGTAGGAGGCATATCTGCGTAAATAACATTAGTAGTAATATTAATCATCCCCTTTATTTGACATTCTATCTATCATTTGCTTAACAAAGTCGATATCTTCTTTCTTAACCTTGCGAGAAGCGTCAAAGAGAACTTTGTATTCAGGATTCTCATACATAAATTGAGCCATATCTCTGGCATCATCATCAAGGTAATACCTATCAGGAATAACCTCAGTAGTAGGTTTTTTGCCTAGTAAATAGTTCATATCAACATTAAATGTATCAGCAATTAATTCCAAAGTTTCAAAATTCGGTTCTCTTTCACCATTTTCATACATTCCAATAGCGCTTCTGGATACACCGAGTTTATCAGCCATTTGCTGCTGAGTAAGTCCACTTTGTTCTCTTATTTTTCTGAATATGTTAGGAAAATCACCCATATAATTCAACTCCTTATGTTACTTTAAATATATAATAACACGAAATGTGGAAAAATCAAGAAAAATTCCACAAAATGTGTTGACACGATATGTGGCAAGTGATATATTACAGTTGAGCCACAAAATGTGGCATGAAAGGAGTGATAATTTGCAACCCAAGGAAATAGGCAACAGGTTAACAATGTTAAGAGGAAATAAGCCACAGAGTGAAGTTGCGAAAGCAATAGGCATAAGTGATTCAGCTTTGTCTATGTATGAATGTGGCGAAAGAATCCCAAGAGATTCTATAAAGATTAAACTGGCACAGTATTATGGAAAGTCGGTTCAGTCTATTTTTTTTGATTAATAATGACACGATGTGTGACATTATCTATTCAAGGAGGTGAGAGAAGAGTGAATAGTCTGAAAATTAATTTCGATAAAGAAGAACTTGAAATTGATGGAATAAAAATTACAAATCCATTTATTGTAAAAGTTCCACATGATGATGGCTATCAAAGGGCAAAAGTCTTTAATCGTGAGAATGGATGGAAAGTGGGAGAAAAACTTCCCTGTATTTCAATAACAAAAACTTAATACAGGGAAGAATAAGTTATTCATAGAAGAATTTTATAGCTTTTAACTCATTGTTTTCAAGAACATAGTCATCCATATAAATTTTTAAATACTGTCCATCTGGTGAAACGAGCGTATCTCCAACTGATACTGAACCAAGATATGAAGAGGGTACTAAAACAAAAGCCCGTCCTTGTTCGGTAATTGGAAGCCCTTCACAAGTTCCAATTTCAGTAAAGTCGTTGATGATGGTGTATGTAATTGGCATAAGCAAACTCCTTTCTTAGAAACTAGGTGCAGCAACACCAGTGATTAGAGTATAGGAGTAAAAAGACATTTATACAAGTGATTATCTATTTGAGGAGGTGAGAGAGTAATTGAGCATAAAACCTACAAATATATAATTCGCAGTTATGAACCATTTATGGAAGAGAGAACAAAGACATTTATTCAGGCGTTAACAGCTATAAAGAAAATGAAAGTATCAGGTATTAAGCATTATGAAGTTATAAGGATACCATTCAGAGAGAGGCATCCTAACTTCCCAATATATTTTTCAATAGCTGTGCTAGTGATTGTAATGCTTTCTGGATAAATGCATTAGTGTATATATCATAGCTGCTTAGCAAAGCAAGAATCGAGATAATGACAGGTATCCAAAAACGAAATGAATTACGGCGTTTGTATCGGAGGTACATTTTGCCCTTATCACTAATAACATATTTATTGATGTTTTTAGTGGAATTATCTATAAGACCGAACTTATAGAGATATTTACATCTAGGCTTTATACGAACTGATTCTTTTGATATACCAGTGAATTTTATTCGTATTAACAAAAGATGTTCATATGTTGATAGTTCTAATTCGTTGAATGGAGTTGGCATAAATACCTCCTGTTTTTGTTTTGATTATAACACAAATTATCTATTCGAGGAGGCGAGAGAGTGAAAGAGCAGGTAGAAGATACAGAGAAAAGAACAGAAAGAATCAGAAATGCCGTTGGATTAAGTCAGTGGAGAGATATTGAAACTGGTGAATTAAGAATAGGTGGCAGGTTGTTTGCTGGGGAAAATGTTGAAAGAGCTTCTCAGATTGTTGAAGCATTAGAAGGATTAACAATCCGAGAAGCTCAGGACTTGTTAGAGAGAGTAAAGATACATTTACTTAACTCTATTATCTCCCCAGATAGTTGAGAATTCTCTTTGTGCATCAAGTACCTTTTTACAGAAGTCGGCAGGTGACATATTCTTCATATCTTCGTGCGTTGCGACATATGTAAGAGCCATCTGATATATCTGATTGGTAACATCAGTTTTGTCTAAATTGAAATCCATAGCAAACTCCTTTCGTAATTACTCGGCTACGGCAATAGCCTGTAATTAGAGTATAGGAGTAAAAGAACGTTTACACAAGTGATTATCTATCGAGGAGGTGAAGTGATGAATTATACAGCAATAACAATAACAGCAATTATCTGCATAACAATATTGGTGTTATGCCATGAACCTAAGAGGAAATAGATTAAGGAAAGGAGTAGGCTTATGAAGATAGCGACAATAAAGAGAGAGCCGGAGGATATGGTGTATACAGTGGAGGAAGTGGCAACAATCATGCGAGCTTCTAAACAGTATGTTTATACACTTATCAACGCAAATCAGATAAGGGTGCTTAAAATCCCTCATACAAGAATAAGAAAGTCAGAGCTTGAAAGATTCTTCAGGGATAACGAGGGAAAGGATTTAACGAATCCGAATGAACCAAAGGATATTGTAATTTAGGAAAGGAGGATAATATGCGGCGTGTAGGTTTAATAATATCTTACAACAAGAGAATTAATGAGAATCTTAGGAATGGTAATACGGAGCTGGCTGCCAGATGGTACACAAGGCTGAGATTGTTAGAGATATTCAGCTTTGTGCCGGAAGGAGCTTACAGGCTTCCAACTATATAAAAAGAGCTGCAGTGAGGCAACACCGCAACTCAGATAATAACTCAATGATAGTGTAGACCATTTTGGAGTAAAAAGCAATGTGGAATTATGAATGTAGTTACTGTGGTGCTCTTTTAGACCCTGGAGAAAAATGTGATTGCCAGGATAAGGAGAAAGAAAGACGCAGACAGTATATGGGTAATTTTAAGGAGTCCCGAAACGGGCAAATGGTATTTAATTTTGGAGGAAATAATGAGAACAACAAAGATTCAGATTCGAGACATACTGGGTATCAGGGAATTTAACATGAATGGTGAAAGCATAGAGCTTTCAGGCTCAAATGGTGTAGGTAAATCATCAGTACTTGATGCTATCAGATATGCATTAACTAATAAATCTGGGAGAGATGTAATTGTAAGACGCGGAGCTGTTGAAGGAGAAATTCTTATTGAGACGGATAGCGGATTATCTATTGATAGAAAGAGCCGTATTAATAGAGCGGATTACAAATCTATAAAGCAGAACGGGAGTGAAATAGGAAGCCCAGAAGCTTTTCTTAAGGAGATATTTACCCCTTTGCAGCTTAATCCAATAGAGTTTATGGCTATGGATAAGAAACAGCAGAATGCAATCATTTTGGATATGATTCAGTATGACTGGGATATGAGCACTATTAAGCAGTGGTTTGGAGAGATACCGGCATGGGTTAATTATGACCAGAATATTCTTGCAGTTCTTAATGACATTCAGAGTGAAAATGGAGAGTATTACCAGAACAGAAGGAATATAGACAGAGACAGAAGAAATAAGATAGCGTTTATAGAAGATATAGGCAGGACACTTCCAGAAGGTTATGACGCTGAGAAGTGGAGAAATGCATCTGCTGGAGATATCTATAGACAGATAGAAAGTATTCAGCGTGATAATCAGCTTGTGGAGCGTGCCAAGCAGGTAATTGAGAACAAGAACAATAAAATCCGTAAGTTTGAGGCAGATAGAGAGATTGAAAAAGCTGCTATTGAAAGAGAGTTCAGTTCTCGTGATAAGCAGATAACTGAGGATATTACAAGACTTGAAGGACAGATTGTAAGTTTAAGGCAGGAACAGAGCAGTCTTGCATCTAAGAAGGCAGACAAGCTTGCTATAGCAGATAAAACTTATGAAGCTTCTGTTGCTGAATATAACGCACAATGTGCTGAATACAATGAGTATGCTGATAGAGATATAAGAGATACATCTGAACTTAGTAAACAGGCACAGGCTATTGAAGATATGAAAGCCCACATTAATGAGTATGACAGAATGGTAATGCTTCAGGATCAGGTAGATGAGTTGGCAGAGCAGTCACAGATTTTAACAGATAAGATTGAAAAAGCACGAACATTACCGGGCGAAATACTGGAGGAATGCAGTATACCAATTGAAGGACTTTCAGTTGAAAACGGAATACCTCTTATTAACGGACTTCCAATCAGTAATTTATCAGAGGGGGAAAAGCTGGATTTATGCATTGATGTAGCTTTGCAGAAGCCGAATGGAATACAGCTCCTGCTTATAGATGGTGTAGAGAAGCTTTCTACAACACTTAGAAATCAGCTTTATAAGAAATGCAAGGACAAGGGACTGCAGTTTATAGCAACAAGAACAACAGATGATACAGATTTAATAGTTACAGAATTATAGGAGGGTTAATTAATGGACAGTATGATACCGATGGGACAGCAGATGGCTGTTCCTAAAACATCACAGACAGAGATGATGATAAGCAGACAGGCACAGGAAGTTCAGGGAGCAATAGTAATGGCCAAGAAGTTCCCAAGAGATGAATATGATGCAATGGAGAGAATCAAGAGAACATGCCAGAGAGCAACTTTAGCAGAGCAGGCTATATATTCTTATCCAAGGGGCGGACAGACTGTTATGGGACCATCTATAAGGCTTGCAGAAGCTCTTGCTCAGAACTGGGGTAATATTGATTACGGAGTTATTGAACTTGAACAGAAGAATGGTTCTTCAGAGATGATGGCTTATGCCTGGGATCTGGAATCAAATACAAGAGTTACCAAGATATTTACAGTAGAGCATAAGAGAGACACTAGGAAGGGTACATATCAGCTTACAGACAGCAGAGATATTTATGAGGCAACAGCTAATTTTGGTGCAAGACGAATGAGAGCCTGCATTCTTGGAGTTATACCAGGAGATGTTGTTGATATGGCTGTTGGAGAGTGTAAAGAAACTGTTAGAAAAGGAATAGGCAAGGAGCCTATTAATGAAAGAGTAACCAAGCTTATTAATGCATTTAAAGTTGAATTCAAAGTTACAAGAGAACAGATAGAAAAGTATGCGGAACGTAATTGTGCGGATTTCGGAGAAGATGAATTTATTAACCTAAAGGGAGTATATAAGGCACTTAAAGACGGACAGGCTAAAGCTGAAGATTATTTTCCGGTAGAAGAGGAAGTTCCTAATCCTATGGGAGGTACTGCAGATGCTACTAACAAGTGAGAATTATTATAGTACAGAAGCTGATAAGGAGTATTTAAGTGTATCGCAGTATAAGAATTTTGTTGGTTCACTTGGCCGTCCGGGATGTGAAGCTTATGCATTGGCAAAGCTTAATGAAGAGTGGGTTGAAAATATGGAAGATTCAGATGCTCTTATGGTTGGTTCTTATGTTGATGCACATTTTGAGGGAACGCTTGATGTATTCAAGGCACAGCATCCATGTATGTTTAAGAAAGACGGTTCACTTATGTCTAAATATATTAAGGCCAATGAAATGATTAACAGATGTGAACGAGATGAGTTATTTATGGCATATATGAGCGGAGAAAAGCAGGTAATAATGACTGCTGATATGTTTGGTGCTAAATGGAAAATTAAGATTGACAGTTATATTAAGGATAAGTGCATTGTTGACCTTAAGACATGCCAGAGCATAACCAAGACATTCTATCATGCTGATGCAGGAAACATGAATTTTCTGCATGAGTGGGGATATTACCTTCAGGGAGCTGTATATCAGAAGGTTGTGGAAATTAATACAGGAAAGAAACTGCCATTCTTTATAGCAGCAGTATCAAAGGAGAAAGAGCCGGATATACAGGTTATAGCATGTGAACAGTCTCTTCTTGATGAAGCTCTTGCAGAAGTTGAGAACAATGTGCCTAAGATACTGGCATTAAAGAATAATGACATAGATCCGGTAAGGTGTGAACACTGTGATTACTGCAAGCATACAAAGATACTTAAAGCTCCTATCTGGTCAAGTGATTTGATTGGGGAGGTATAGAATGAAAAGTGTTTTAACTAAATATAACGGATTCTGTATCTTTTGTGGAAAGCCTACACAGACAGAACATCATCTGTTGTTCGGTATAGGAATCAGGGAACTTGCAGAAGAAGATGGAGTAAAGATACCTGTATGTGATGCTGAACATAATATGGCAGGTGGTACAAGGCAGATACATGATAACAGCATTGCTGAAAAGCTGAGTAAGATAGCAGGTCAGCTTGCATGGGAAAAAGAATATTATAGAAGTCTTTATGGGAATGAAGATGATCCTGCCAGAGAAGCTTTCAGAGAAAGATATGGAAGGTCTTATTTATAACTGCTGAATATATCACATTTTTCGCACAGCAGAATAAAACCAGTCTCCCGGTTGCATACTTACCGGGAGGCGGAAAGGAGAAAGATGTTCTATGCATTTACAATCAAAGGCACACTGCCGGGATTGAATGAATACCTTAAAGCGGAAAGATGTTTTCATAATGGACATTGTGACGGTAATGACATGAAACAGCAGTATCAGATGCTTATATCTAACGCAATAAGGCTTAAATTAAAGCGTACTCATATAAATAATCCAGTGAGGATTAAATATACCTTCTATGAGCCAAATAGAAAGCGTGACCTTGATAATATATCAGGTGTTGCACATAAGTTTATACAGGACGCACTTGTTAAGTGTAAGGTTCTGGATAATGATGGCTGGAACAATATAGTAGGTTTTGAAGACCATTTTTTCACAGACAAGCATAATCCACGAATAGAGGTGGTATTGGAAGAGGTGGTGCAGTGAGGACAGAACAGAGAATCGACTACATAAAACAACTGAACGGGTTTGAAAGGTGGCTCGAAAGTCATTACTTGCCGGGCTCAGCGCAGTTATTGTACTACAAATTACTTAGTATTAATAACATGGCTGGGTGGTGCGAGTGGATACAAGTAGATAACCAGCGAGTAATGTCTCGTTGTCAGATGTCAAGAGAGGCTACATTAGTCGAGAACAGGAACAGATTAATAGATGCAGGTCTTATAGAATTCCAAAGAGGTAAGAAAGGAAGTCCTAATAAATATAAAATTTGTACTTTCAAATCCGTAGGACAAAGCGTAGGAGAAACCGTAGTACAAACCGAAGTACAATCCGTAGGACAAAGCGTAGGAGAAACCGTAGCCATATATAAACATAAACATAAACAAAATAATATAGCGCCTGCGCGCGCAAAAAAATTTGCAAATTACGAACAGCGTCCGCCTAAGGACCCTGAATTTTATAATGCCCTGCTAGAGAACAACAGGGAGTAGGAGGATATATGATTGCAGAGATAATAAGCTTTATAGCCGGAGCAGGATTAGCAAGTGTTATCATCGGATTCTGTAAAGCTGGAAAGGACAACTAATGACACAGGAAACATTGTTAAAGATAGGCAAGCTGGGGCTTGCAATTGAAGATGGTGCAAATATGGTACTGGATATGTACAGAGTCAAGGAAGAACTTACAGGAGCAGATTTATTTAAGGGAGAGCCTAGCGAAGACAGAAGCCATTATGCAGGATATACAGAGCTGTACAAGCTACCAGGCATGAAAGATATAGCAAATGATGCAACTGAGTATATCAAGAATCGCTTAGGTGAGGTTATCGAAGAACACTGTAAGTCTTTAGAAGCCTGTATATCAGCTCTGGGTGACGCAGTAACAGTAAAAGAGGACAAGCCGGACAGAAAGGCGAAGTCTCCCAGTAAAGAAGCGCAATGATGCTTTTGGGTTTTATTGTGCACAATGCGGTAAATATGTATCCGCAATAACAATAAATAAGGATACATGGGGGTACAAGAGACGCGGTAAATACTACTGCTCCTACAAATGCATGAGGGCAGCAGAGAAATAAGCATATCAGAAGGGAGCTGTGACTATATCAGAGATGGTGTTGGATATCTTTAGGAAGCAGAAAATGAGATAGAAACACCTACACTGTTTGACTTTATGGAGGCTTAATATGATAAACGGGGAATTAATAGTTGATAATTTCGCTGGTGGGGGCGGTGCCTCCACCGGAATAGAAGAAGCTACCGGCTTTAGTGTGGATATAGCAATTAACCATGATCCTAAGGCTATTGCAATGCATAAAGCAAATCATCCGAACACGAAACATTATTGTGAAGATGTATGGCAGGTAGACCCAGTGCAGGCATGTAATGGGCATCCTGTGGGGCTTGCCTGGTTCTCTCCGGACTGTAAACATTTCAGCAAGGCAAAAGGCGGTAAGCCAAAGGATAAGAATATAAGAGGTCTTGCATGGGTAGCATGCCGGTGGGCTGGACTGGTAAGACCTAGAGTAATTATGTTGGAGAATGTAGAAGAATTCAAGACATGGGGACCACTGAACAGAGGACATCATCCAATAAAAACAAAGCAGGGCAAGACGTTTAATAAGTTTGTAAGCCAGCTGCAGGATTTAGGATATGAAGTGCAGTTCAGGGAGCTTGTGGCAGCAGATTACGGAGCGCCAACCATGAGAAAGAGATTCTTTATGGTTGCAAGATGTGACAAGAGACCTATTATATGGCCAGAGCCTACACATGCACCAGCAGACAGCGAAGATGTGAAAAAGGGACTGCTAAAACCTTATGTTGGAGCATATACACAGATAGATTTTAGCAGACCATGCCCCAGCATATTTGATACATCTGAACAGATAAAAGAGAAATATGGAATAAAAGCGGTAAGACCATTAGCATCTAAGACAATGGAAAGAATAGCCAGGGGATTAAAGAAATTTGTTATAGATAATCCAGAACCATTTATTGTGCCTATTGGGTATGGCGAAAGAACAGGACAGTTGCCAAGGATCCATGATATCAATAAGCCATTACCAACCATTGTCGGAAGCGGCAAACATTATTTGTGTGCACCAACATTGATTCAATACCATTCTGAGACTGTTCATGGGGAGGTAAGAGGCCAGACGATAGATAATCCGGTTATGACTATAGATGGTTCTAATAGATATGGACTGGTTTTATCGAGTCTTATACAGATGAATAACCATTGTGACGGAAGAAATATAAAGAAACCTCTTCCAACGATAACAGCAGGCGATGGACATTTTGGAGAAGTAAGGGCATTTCTGGTTAAGTATTATGGAGATGCTACAGGACAGGATATTAAACATCCTCTCGATACAATTACCACAAAGGACCGGTTCGGTCTTGTAACCATAGAAGGTACAGATTACCAGATTGTAGATATAGGACTAAGAATGTTAGAGCCTAGAGAACTGTATGGGTGCCAGGGATTTCCAAGCGACTACATAATCGACCATGATTACACAGGAAAGACATACCCAAGAGCGGAGCAGGTTAAGAGATGTGGAAATTCTGTTAGTCCAATGGTACCTAATGCACTGGTAAGAGCTAATCTTAAAGAATTATGCATAGCGCAGAGAATGCCTAACTGCAGTATAAACGAGGAAAAGACAGGGCAATTAAGATTTGCCTAATAAAATAATAAGGAGAATGATTATGATTAAAAGTAATAAAGGAAGAGTTGAATTAGAAGGAACACCAATAGTACTTGTTGGAGAATTAGGAACAGCAATACAGGCTGTATATCAGGCATTGCTTAATGCAGGTATTGATAAAACATTCGCTGAAAAAAATATTAGGGAAACATGTGAACTGGCACTTATGACAGACGAAGAGCAGGAAGAGGTATTAAAAGACCTTGATAAAGAAATAGATGAAAAGTTGGATAAACTGGCTGCTGCAATATTTAAGGAACTTTTTGAGGGAGGTAGTAATGATGGTGAATAGAGACTGCATAATGGCTAATCTTGAGCAGCGAGACTGTAAAGGACTTAAAGAACTGTATTGTGCCAAGGAGGATAAGCCTTGCCCATTCTATAAGCCTGCGGATAAATACAATAGAGATGGCAGCAGGAAAGGAATAAGATAAATGGATAGATATTTATTTAAGGCAAAGAGACTTGATAATGGAGAATGGGTAATCGGTAACTTAGTGTTTTCGGTTTACACTAGAAATGATGTATGTGTTGGTCAATATGGAAACGATATTGGTATGCATATAGTAGACCCATCTACAATCTGTCAATGTACAGGATTGAAAGACAAGAACGGCAATCTGATTTGGGAGAATGATATTGTAAAAGATTTGTTTAGTGATGTTTGTGCACCAATTAAATATGGCAGTTATCAGAGCTGCTTTGATGAACATGTTGGATTTTATGTAGATTGGACTGGTAAGTATGCTAAAAGATACAGAAAAGACCTGGGGTATTGGATAAATATGGCTGACACAGAGATTATTGGTAATGTGTTTGACAATCTAGAATTATTAAAGCGAGGCACATATGAGCAGAAAACGACATAAACACCTATGTGAATATACCTGTTGTGAGCAGTGTTCTAAGAGTGTGGCAGCAGACGGAACATATACATGTAACAATAAGACCATTATAGAAAACTACATGCCAGCGGAAGATTACTTCTGGTGTGATGGAGAGATGTTTATCAGGAGGGAACATGAGACTAATTGATGCAGATAAATTGTTGTTAAAATTTAATGAAGCATATGCAAAGTATCGCGAATCAGATTCTGATAGCTTTTGGGGTGGCGGTTGTTCAGCGATGCGAGAAGCCATAAAAGAAATCGCAGAGCAGCCAACAGCCTATGATGTTAATAAGGTTGTGAACCAGTTAGAAATGAGTAAAAAGACAGCACTAGACTTAGTAAACTTAGGAAAATTACCACATTTCTTTATTAAAAGTCTGCAGGAACTTGTAGACATATGTTTTGACAGAGCAATTGAGATAGTAAAGGCAGGTAGGAGAGGAAATGTTAATACCGAAAGTAAAAGCTAAAGAATTTGAAAAATTTGGCTTTAAGAAGTGTAAGGGCGAATATGGCAAGAGCGGTTGTTATTATCTTTGCGTTGCAAGAGGTGCAAAAATGATTTTTGTGAGTGATGTACACTTTGATGTTATGAATTGGGAAAATGACGACCCAAGAATACACAAAAACGCAAATTGTAGATATAGAGACCATAAGACATACCTTGATATTATTTATGAATTAATCAAGGCTGATATGCTTAGAAGGGAAGGTGATTCATAGTGCTGACATTGCCAATCAAGAAAAAATGGTTTGATATGATTCTTTCAGGAGAGAAGAAAGAAGAGTATCGAGAAATAAAAGAATATTACGAAACAAGATTCCAGAATCTGTTCGGGGCTTTAACAGTACATTCAGTAAGCGTTTTCTCAGATGATGAAGAATATGAGTTATTGCAGGGCAAATCTGTAATAAAGCAGATAAGAAAAAACAGCGTTCAGGAGGTTGTTTTTCGTAATGGTTATTCCAAGAATTCTAAATCAATAAAAGCAAGGTGTAGATTAAGAATTGGAAAAGGGAGACCAGAGTGGGGAGCTTCGCCAGACAAACAGTATTATGTTTTAGAAATCCTGAGTGTTGAAAAACTGGCAGCAGACGAGAAGAAGGTAGGTGATGAACAACTTGAAAAATAACAATATTAAAGACCTTCTTAAGCAGTACAATGATTTGGTTAAGGAGAAACAGGAAATACAGGCTGCAATTGATAAGATACAAAGAGAACTTGATAAAATGGAAGCTGAAGGCTATACGGAAAAGGATAGTGTTACCGGTGGAAATGGGGGTAAGCAGCATTTTGTTGTAGAAGGCTTCCCTTATCCGGCATATTCACAGAAGAGAACGCTTCTTTTAGTACGACAGCAACAGCAGATAGACATTAAAGGGAAGATAGATACGCAGATAAACCTCATAGAACAATGCATTAATCAAATTGACAACAGCAGAATGAGGCGACTTATAACATTAAGATACATAGAAGGTTTATCCTGGGTACAGGTAGCAAGAAAGATGGGAAAACACCACACAGCAGATGGTTGTAGGATGGCCGTAGAAAGATTCTTATCAAAAATTTAAAGTTTGTTCGCTCTGTTCGTTTTGTCTGTGGTAATATCTAAGATGACCAAGGTGGACATGATGAACAGCATGATTTCTCCATTATTAAATATTAAATACCCCCCGGTAAGGCACTGGCTTAAGGCTGGTGCCTTTTTTGCATGTCAAGAAAGGAGCTGATTGTGTGGGATTAACAGACAAACAACGGAAATTCTGTGATGAATACCTTATAGATCTTAATGCTACACAAGCGGCTATTAGAGCGGGGTATACAGAAAAGTATGCAAATACAAATGCATCAAAATTACTACAAAATACTACAATTTCACAGTATATAGGAGAAAGACAAAAAGAACTATCGCGTAAGACAGAGATTACTCAAGAGCGAGTAATCAAGGAACTTGCACTGATAGCTTTTTCTAATACAGCAGATTATGCACATGTAGTTGAAAAGAAAATGAAAGCCGAAGTAGGTGGCATACTTGTAGACATACTGAATGAGGACGGCAAACCTGCTACATACAGGACTGTAGAGCCAGTATTGACAGAAGAGCTTACAGAAGAACAGAAGCGTGCCTTAGCTGTTATTAAGAAAGGACGAGATGGATTGGAGGTCAAGCCATGTGATAAGGTAAGGGCGTTGGAGCTTCTTGGCAAGCATCTTGGTATGTTTACAGACAAGATAGAAGCTAATATTAATGATTCTGTAAAGAATGAGCTTGCAGAGCTTCTTGCTCAGCGTAAGGCAAGGGGTGAGCCTGATGCTTCTAAGTGATAAGTATTGGGATTACATAGATACACCGGCAAGAGCAGAATTCCTTGAAGGTTCTACTGCATCAGGTAAGACAACAACGGTTGCTGTGAAGTTTATCATGAATGTAGCAGAATCAGATATGAAGCTGCATGTTATAGCCGGTAATACAACAGGTGTTATTGAAAAGAATATAATCAATGCAGATATGGGATTACTTCAGATATTCCCCAATTTGGAATACTGTGGAAACGGTGATAAAGAAAATAAACTTCCACACATTAAATTTAAAACTGGCAGCAGTACCAAGATAATATATATTCTTGGCTATGATAATGCCAGCAAGTGGAAGAATGCCTTAGGTTCACAGTTTGGATGTGTATGGGTAGATGAGTGCAACACAGCTAATATAGACTTCATACGAGAGATATTCGGACGAAGTGAATATTTTGTTGGCACTCTTAATCCGGATGCGCCTACGCTACCAATATATTCAGAGTACATCAATCACGCAAGACCAATTGATAAGTACAAGGCAGATGTGCCGGAAGAGATATGGAAGGACCTTAATGGTTGTGAACCTATTAAAGACTGGGTATATTGGTTCTTCACATTTGAAGATAATATATCCATGACACCAGAGAAGATAGAACAGAAAAAAATGAGCTATCCTCCCGGTACCAAGATATATAAAAACAAGATATTGGGATTAAGAGGCAAGGCTACAGGTCTTGTCTTTTCTAATTTCTGCAAGAGACATGTTATTACGAAGGAACAGGCAAAGGCATTTATCAAGCGAGAATATGACGACAAGCAGACAGAATGGTTTGTAATATATACAAGCGGTCTTGATACGGCATATTCAACCAAGAGTCCTGATACTATTGCTATGTCATTCATGGGAATAACCAATAAGGGCAAGCTAATAGTGCTAGACGAAAAGGTATATAACAATGCGGAACTTGATATACCAATAGCTCCAAGTGATACAGTAAGGAATTACATAGACTTCCTGGAACGTAACAGAAAAGAATGGGGTGGAATGTCAAAGAATGTGTTTATAGATAATGCTGATCAGGCAACGATAACAGAGTTTGCCAAGTACAAGAGAGAACACATTGACTGCCAGTATATATTTAACAATGCG